CAGGTTCCAGGTGTAGCCAGGTTTTTAAAGACTTTAGCGGAAGTGTTTTTTTATTACTCCCCTCTATTATAATATTCCTAACTCTTATAAAATAGAAATAACCTGTAACATGGCTACAAATGCTGAAAAACTCAACAACGGCGGGGCTTTCAGAGTGTAGCCAGGTTGTAGCCAGGTTGTATACAGGTTGCAAACCTGGATACAGCTAAAAAAAGCAAACTAAAAGCAAATTCATTGGCAATTTAAACTTAAAATCATGCAACTCAGACCATATCAAGAAAAAGCAATTGAAGAAATGAGGTCTTTGCTCATGCAGGGCAAAAACCGCTTAATCCTTTGCAGTCCTACCGGGAGCGGTAAAACGGTAATCTTTTCGCACATGGCAAAAATGGCACTGCAAAAGGGCAAAAAGGTATTGATTGTTACAGATAGAATCGAGCTTATGCAGCAATCAGGCAGGGCGCTGCATAACTTAGGGATGCAGGTCCACCGGATTGAGGCAGGGCGTGAATCTTACTTTGCCGGCCAACTTTACACGGGCATGGTTGAAACCCTGGCACGACGCACGCGCGATGCACGCTATTTAGCCCTTTTAAAGGGCTTTGACTTAATTATTTTTGATGAGGCACACAAACAGTCCTTTGATAAGCTATTCGAGCATATAGGGCAAAATACGGCGGTTATAGGGGCAACTGCAACGCCTATGCGAAAAGGGGCACAAATTAGCCTGGACAAAAACTACCAAGCAATAGTTGAAACGACCGGCATACCGGATCTTATCGAACAAGGCTTTTTGGTACCATGCAGGACCTACGGCGTGCCGGTGGACCTCTCCGACGTAAAAATGAAGGGCACGGATTACGACGAAAAAAGCATGGGGGATGCTTATTCAAAAAATCGCGTATATGAGGGCGTAATCGAAAACTATTTGCGTTTGTGCCCAGGCAGCAAGACCATTGCCTTTTCGCCGAATATTGATAGCTCGTTGGAGTTATGCCAAAAAATGCAGCTCAGGGGCATTAACGCAAAACACCTGGATAGCAACATGAGCAAGATGGATCGGGTCAGGATATTAGCTTGGTTTAAGAAAACGCCCGATGCAGTGCTTTGCAATGTGGGTATCCTGACTACCGGATTCGATGAGCCTGCCGTTGAAACCATTATCTTATACCGGGCAACAACATCTCTGCCGCTTTTCCTGCAAATGGCAGGCAGGGGCAGCCGCATTCACCCAGGTAAAACGCACTTTAATTTGCTGGATTTTGGCGAGAATGTAAAGCGTCATGGGTTTTGGGAGGAAGATAGGTCCTGGAAACTGACCAAAGCCGCCAAAAAGAAAAAAGGCGCTATCCCTGCAAAAGACTGCCCCAAATGCAATGCCATTTTAGCCGTATCCGTACGAATGTGCCCGACTTGCAAACACGAATTTGGGCAAAAAGAAAAAGAACTGGGATTTCCCGTTGAGCTTATCGAATTATCCCCCGCTGAAAGGCGATATAAAGCCTCTGGAGCGACTTTAGAACAAAAGGCAGCTATGTGTAAGGCTGGATTGATAAAACCGTTCTGGGTGCTTCACAACCTGCATACAATCGAAGAGGCAAAGCGGTTTGTTATGTTGATGGGTTGGAAACCGGGGTGGGTTCATGTGAATAGGGATAAGTTTGGGTGGGGGCAAACTTTGTCGGCTAAATAGTTGCTTTATCCAAAATTAATTTCTACATTTGCAAAACGCATTTTACCGGGGTAGGAGCCTGTAAAATGCTGGTATCTTATACCAAATTGCCCTCGCCATACTCCTACATGGTGGGGGCTAATTTTTTTATCATGGATTACTTACAGTTTTTAGAGACAAAGAAAAAGCGCATTGCCGAAAGTGGGTTTGAGGTTGCTTTGCAGGACTTAAACCCGGCAATGTTCGACTTTCAAAAACACATCGTGCAAACAGCTTTAAAGCAAGGCAAATACGCCATTTTTGCCGATTGCGGACTGGGTAAAACGCTTATGCAGCTCGAATGGGCAAACCAAGTTAGTAAGCACACCAAACAGCCTGTTTTAGTACTTACACCTTTAGCGGTATCCGGTCAAACTGTCCAGGAAGGGGCAAAGTTTGGCATTCACGTTGAGCGTTTAAAAAGCGATGTATTTGGCCCTGGAGTGTTTGTAAGCAATTACGAACAGCTCGACAACATCAATCCAGATCAGTTTGCAGGCGTTGTTTTGGACGAATCGAGCATCTTAAAAACATTCACCGGAAAAACCAAAAAGCGGATTATCGAGGCATTCGCAGAGACGCAATTCAAGCTCGCTTGCACCGCAACACCTTCACCAAACGATTTAAACGAAATCGGAAACCATAGCGAGTTTTTAAACGTCCTGGACGCTCAGGATATGCGTTCACGGTGGTTTGTTCGTGAAGAAGGCATGAATAACTATCGCCTGAAATCTCACGCCAAAAAGGACTTTTACGGTTGGATTTCATCATGGGCAACAATGCTATCAAAGCCGTCAGATATCGGGTTTAAAATGGACGGTTACGAACTTCCAGGATTGAACTATGTGGAACACGTCGTAAAAACAGGGCGCACCGCTGAAAACCGCCTTTTTGCCGACGGCATCGTAAATGCCACAAATTTCAATCAAGAACTAAGGCTATCAATTTTGCCACGTCTTGAAAAAGTGGCAGAGATCGTAAACCAGTCAAGCGAATCTTTTTTGATTTGGATAAGGCATAACGAAGAAGGCGAAAGGCTTAAAAAGTTGATACCTGGCGCTATTGAAGTCTCAGGCAGCGATAAGCCTGAAGATAAAGAGCGCGACCTTTTAGGCTTTGCCAACGGCGAATTTCGAGTTTTGATTACAAAGCAAAAGATTGCGCAATTCGGAATGAATTTTCAAAACTGCAACAATCAGGTATTTGCCTCCCTGGATTTCAGCTTTGAAAGCCTATATCAATCAATCCGGCGAAGCTATCGTTTTGGGCAAAAAAAGGAAGTCAACATCTATATCATCACCACCGATACAATGGAAAACGTAATTGCTGCCATTGACCGCAAACAAAAACAGTTTGAAGAAATGCAAACAGAAATGAACAACCAGATCAACAACGAAAAGTACCGTTTAAGGGAAAATTACACCTTTGAGGAGTACAAAGACGGCAATATGTGGCTAATGCACGGCGATACAGTTCAAGAAATTGACCGCATTGCGGATAACAGCCTGGACTTGATTGTTTTTTCGCCTCCATTTAGCTCGCTGTTTACCTATTCTGATTATATTCAGGATATGGGCAACTGCGAAAACCACGACGAATTTTTCGAGCAATACGGGTTTTTGCTCAAAAAGATGTATCAAAAACTGAAGCCTGGCCGGCTAATGTGCTGCCATACCAAAGACCTGGGAGTTTATAAAAACAGTTCAGGATATACGGGCATGTACGATTTTACCGGCGAACACACACGAGCTGTACTTGATGCAGGTTTTAAGCTGCATTCTAAAATTACCATCTGGACAGATCCTGTTTTGGAGATGCAGCGCACCAAAACACAACGCCTGCTTTACAAGACCCTTACAAGCGATTCCAGCTATACCGGAATCGGAATGGCCGAATACATTACCGTTTTTCGCAAATGGGACGGCGACGAAAACGAATGGACTCCTGTAACCAACATCACCCGTCAAAACTTCCCGCTCGACGTTTGGCAAAAATGGGCATCTCCCGTCTGGATGGACATTAAGCGTACCGACGTTTTAAACGGCAAAGAGGGTACGGACTTAGGCGATGAAAAACATATCGCACCGCTCCAACTCGAAGTTATCCACCGCTTAGTCAATCTTTGGAGCAACCCAGGCGAAACAGTTTTCACTCCGTTTTTGGGCATAGGGTCAGAGGCGTACATGAGCATCAAAAACGGGCGCAAAGCAATAGGCATAGAGCTAAAAGACAGCTACTACCAAACAGCGGTAAAAAACTGCAAAAACGCGGTATCTGCTTCGCTTCAAATTACCATCTTTGATTAATCACTAACGGCAATGCCCTAAGTAGGCATTGCCTTCAACTTTTCCAAACATGATCCTCACCCACCACGACCTACAAAAATGCCTTGCATCCGGCAAAATTGTAGTATCTCCCATTATCCCAGGCAGCGTTGGCACAAACTCGATTGACGTGCATTTGGGCAAATACTTGATGAAATATGATGATGAAATCCTGGACGCTGCAAAGCTAAATTATGCAACAATTTGGGAAATACCTGAAGAAGGCTATATCCTGAAGCCCAACACGCTGTATTTAGCCGCAACGCTTGAATATACCGAAACCCTGGAGCATATCCCCGTAATGGAAGGCAAAAGCAGCGTTGGGCGTTTGGGCTTGCATGTTCACGTTTGCGCCGGATTTGGCGACTTAGGATTCAAAGGACACTGGACACTTGAAATGCAGGCAGTGCAACCTATCCGCATTTACAGAGGTATGCCGATTGGCCAAATTGCCTACTATGTGCCCTCTTCGCTTTTGGAGAAGGATTATCAGGACCGGGGCAGCTATACGGAAATATCGGATAAGCCTGTCGCATCGAAACTTTGGAAAAAGGCAGGGCAATGGCATAAATTAAGCCCAAAATAAAATTTGCTTTATCCAAAACGTTTTTCTAACTTCGCAACAGTTTTTTCATATATAATATGTTTTTGAGCCTGTCGCTGCCCTGGCGGCAGGTTTTTTTAAAACTTTCATCATGCAAAAGAAAAGAAAACCATCTCCAGGCAGGCCGATTGAAAAGGCTATGTTAGTTGAGGGTAAAAGGATGATTTCAACCCCTACGCAAAACGGGCTTGATCATGCCTTTGCAAAGTTGCACGAAATGGCAACCGCTTTGGGCTGGAAAAACTGGAACTATATCTCCGTCGGCAATTCAGGACCGATATACGCAAAACGTACCAGATGAGCGAACAAGCCATATCGGAGGCATATTTGCAAAGCGAATGCTATTGGTGGTTTGCCGAAACCTACCCGGCAGAGCGTCCTTACCTTTGGGCAAACTTAAACAATCCCCGCTCGATGGTAACAGGATCTCAGCTAAAGGGCATGGGTATGCTGGCAGGGATTTCCGATATGACCTACCTTGCATCAGGTAATTACCCGTACTTCCTGGAGCTGAAATTACCCAATGGCCGGCAAAGCAAACAGCAGATAGAGTTTGCCAAAAACATAGAGCGAAGAGGCGGTATATATGCAGTTGTGCGCTGTCTCAAAGACTTTAAATTTTGGGTACACGTTGGCATGACACATGCAGGGCATTCGGTAAATAGCTTAGAACTTTTGGCGTATTGCGAATTTATGGGACTTGAATATGAGCATTTGCGCAACATCAAAGAGTGGATTTGGATAAAACGCAACTTTGCCGACGCAACACTAAATCAGGACACAATAGACTACTTCACAAACTTAAAACTTACCATACAATGAATGACACGGTAATTATTGACTATCCCGACAGCATCAGGACTGACGATATTTTGTTAGGCTACAAATGTTGCAGCGACTATATCAGCGAAATCAGCGCAAAGCCTATTTCTGCAAAGTCCATACAAATCTACGTCGGACAAAAGCGCATACCGGTATTTATGAAGTCCGGCATTAACACCATTTTTCTAAAAAGCCAAATCAGGCATTGGAATAGCCTGGGACGGCCAAACATGGCGCAATATGAAGCCGAAAAAACCGTTTAGCCCGTTCGACGCTAAAAAGCGCAAAAAGCCCCTCACACGCAAAGTATTGAAACACTTGTACCAAAATGCGCTTCAGCTCGAAAAAGAAAACAACGAATCGATCAAAAACGGAGACTGCGAACAATTTTAACATCATGCGTAAGTTTGATTTACTTCAAAACTTTCATTTACTTTAAAATTCTCGATCATGCAAAAACATCTCACCTCGCTTATTGCCATTGTTTTGGCATTCTTTGCCCTGCCTGCCAACGGTCAAAAAGCCGTAATTGTCCAAACCCGGCCAATGACCGTACAAATCCGCGGTATCGGTACAACGGAGTACATCTTCGCAGAAAGCAGCTACGAAGGTCGCATAAAGCTACTTTTGCTGCCTGCTGAAAGTAATGCAAAGCCCGGCGAAAACATTACGATTTATGAAGATCCCGACAAACCGCGAAGGGTAGAGGTAGGCGGCAAAAAGTGGTACTGCTATTTGAGGGACTATTTGAATCAGATTAAGAGCAACTAATGCCAAATCTTCCACGCGGCAAAAAGCCCGCTTATCTGCCTACAAAAACGCAAAGGCGAAAACCGACATCAGATCAGCGCTTTTATAAATCTGCTGCCTGGAAGAAGTTACGACTGCTAAAAATTGCCCAAACCCCTTTTTGCGAGGCTTGCTTTATGGCAGGCATTTTGACAGATTGCACGTTTGCCCAACCGATTGACCACGTTGTAAGGATTGAGGACGGCGGGGCAATGTTAGATTTGCAAAATCTTTGCACGCTTTGCGAGAGCTGCCACAACCGTAAATCTGCAATGGAGAAAAACGGATACGCGGTAAATTCGCACGGTCAAGACGGCGCAAAACTGCCAACTAAACAGGGTAGGGAGGATGTATTGAATCGGATTGTTGAACTCAAAAGCCTTTAATTATGCAAGTTGAACTCAAAACTTTGTAACATGAACACATTTTATCAATTCTCATTATACCTTGTTGGCACGGTTGCGGCAATATTGATTTTTGCCTATATCATTGCCTTGCTCGAAATCAGATCAGAAAAGCGCAAAAACTCGTACAAATGAAAATCCTCTCCCTTACCCACCGTCCCAACGGCGTTACCTTTTATCGCGGTCAAAACGTTTTCCAGGAGCTTTGCCGGCAAACCGGATGGACTTTTGATGCAGTTGACCCAAAGAACTTCGATTTAGATAGATTACCATCGTACGACATCTACTTTGACCTTCGACCGACCAAACAGGAAAATATCAATATGATATACCTGGCATGGAAGGCAGGGTTAAAGATTTGGATTGACCTGGATGATCTACTTTGGCAGATCCCCGCTGCAAATTCAGCCTCCGTAAATTGGAGCCCTGAAGCTGACGAAAATCTAAAGAAAGCCCTGGCAAATGCGGATATCGTTACCACCACCACCGACGCATTGGCAGAGGCGATAAGCCGGGAAACTCAGGCACCTGTCGCGGTGGTGCCCAATGCCTGGAACGACCGTCTTTTTGAAATGCCCAAAGCTTGGAATGGCGAGACCAAAAAAGAATTTACGACTTTTTTCTGGAGAGGGTCAAACACGCACGACGGCGATTTGTACGCGCACCGAATAGCGTTTCAACCTTCAGAAAAAACGCTTTTTCGCTTTATGGGCGCTTTGCCTTGGTACTTTTTAAAAGCGTACGGAGGTCCATTGGATACCCTGCATTGGGATAGCTTTAACACCAATATTTACAGCTATCACGATCAAATACGGCGTATTGCCCCGGACTGCTTTGTTTTCCCGCTTGAAAACAACGAATTTAACCGCTGCAAATCGAACATAGCCTGGATTGAGGCAACGATAGCGGGCAGCGCAATAATTGCACCGTCCTACATGCCAGAGTTCAGCAAAACACCTGCATTGACGTATTCAGACCCTGAAACACTCGCCTTTATGCTTAATGCAGATTTGCGGCGTAAAATGCACGATAGCTACTTAGATAGCCGAATTTACCTTTATGAAGAATTGAGGCTGAGTTACATCAACACCATCCGTGAAACCATCGCAAAACAAATCACATGCAAGTAAAATCACTACCTGAAGATAGCCAGGTAAAGCCACTACCTGAAAATCCTACCATTGCCGTAATTGTACCGACAATCCGGCCAGAGCTGTTTGAGAACGAGTTTTTACCGAAGTGGCAGGAGTTGTTTTACACTCACGGAGTAGAATTGTTTGTTGTCAACGACGGCGAAAATCCAACAGCGTCAGTTTACCGATGCGGAATGATGGATCATTACGAAAAAGTAGCTCTCCGCGCAATGACACAAGCACATCAAGATATTTTCTACAACCGTACCGATGCAATCCGAAATTATGGCTTTGCCTTAGCTAAATTGCGCTACAATCCTGACATATACATCAGCCTCGACGACGACGTTAGCCCGCTGCCTGGTACTGACCCGATTCAGGAGCACATTGACGCCTTCAGGCAAACTATAACGGTTGACTGGTACAATACACACAGTTATTACCGAATGCGGGGCCTGCCTTACAAGCTCAAAGAATATTACCCTTTGTTATCTCACGGCGTTTGGGAAGGCGTACCGGATTTTGACGCAATTATGCAGCTTCAACACCCAAACGTCCGGAATTTGGCGTTTCCAATAAACGCTATCCCAAAACATACATTTTTCCCCGTTTGCGCCATGAATATGGCATTCAGAAAAGAGCTTTTGCCCTGGGCATATCAGGCACCAATGGGAATGCGTACTTTAGAGGAAACGGGACGCTTATACGACCGTTTCGCCGATATTTGGGCAGGCGTTACCATGAAATTTGCCATTGACAATCTCTTTGACAACGCGTGCGCTGTTACCGGCTATTCGTTAATTTACCACGAACGCGCATCTGACGTGTTTGTCAATTTGCGCAAAGAGGCGGCGGGGATGGAGTTGAACGAAACAATGGCAGACAGGATAGGCCATTTTGCGGGCAACATAGCCATTAGCGGCATAAACGCAAGTGAATCCGATCTCAAATACATTACCAACTACCAAAAAAGACTCAAAGAATGGCAAACATTAATTCAAGATTAGAATACCTCAACCCAGCTACCGGAAAACCCTTCAAAGCGGCGGTAATTATGGGTACTTACAATCGCGGGCATTTGCTTTGGCGCTCGCTTGAAAATTACGGGCATCAAACAGAACGGGACTATTATATCCACGTTTTTGATGATGGGTCAATAGATGATACCAGGGATGTTGTTAATTACGCAATTGACGATTTAGGCCTACACATCAAATATACCCGCTTAGAAAAACAGCCCGGCAAATGGCGCGATTCTGCCTCCTTCATCAATGCAGGTATTGCCTACGCTTTGCACGTCGCAAAATGCCCGTATATCTTCATCACGCATCCGGAAATTATACCGGGGCTTGCATTAATCGAAACGGGCATTAAGTACCTGCAAAGGCCAATGAAAGCCCGCTTTAACGCCAAAGGGTACTATTTGACGGTTGAGCAGCAAAAGCGGATAGACAAAGTAGATCTTACTTTAGGCTTAGAGCAAATCCGACTACTGCCAAACTTCTATGAAGAAAACGAAAAAGGCAATGGAAACCCAGACTATACAGCCCGTGCAATTGACCGTGCTTTATCCTGGGGTTCCTGGATTTTCGGAGGTTTTACCGCTGACGGCTGGAGAGACTTTGGAGGCGTATTTGAAAGTGAAGCCTGGGGAGCTGTTGACGTTGAAATGCACGACCGCGCAAGGGCTTTGGGCTATCATACCGTAACACCTCAAGACATCCGCGCAATGGTTATCCATCAGAATCATGACGATCCGGAAACGAACGTAATTACACCGCGTAACGAAGAATGGCGAAACGCTTTACAGGGCGCAAAGTTGGAAAGGCGTTATCATCTGATTTCTAAGGAGCGTTGGGAGAATATGGATTATATGCCCGCTTAAACTTGCAACCAATGAACGAAATCGGCAAAGACATCTACCCCGTCCCAGGCAAAGGCAATGCAAGTCCTAAAGGCTGGAATCACGATCACGCAATATTTGCGGATATTCTCAGATGGTACGATTCACCTACCATTATCGAAGTCGGTACCTGGTTGGGTGCATCCGCTATTCACATGGGCAACATCATTAAGACAGGTAAAATCTATTGCGTTGATACCTGGTTGGGTAGCTTAGAGTTTTGGACAACGCACCGACAAACGCCTGAAAGGGACTTGATGTTGAAGCACGGTTATCCACAGGTGTATTATCAGTTTATCCGCAATGTCCAGGCAGCAAAATTAGAGCATCTGATAACTCCCGTGCCAATGCCCTCTTTGCAGGCAGCGCAATACTTTAAGGAAACAGAGCTTAAAGCTGATGTTATCTACATAGATGCAAGCCATGATCAAGACGACGTTAAGCGGGATATACTCGCTTATTTGCCCTTGCTGAAGCCTGGAGGCGTAATCTTTGGAGATGATTACACATCCTTTGCAGGTGTTGCAATAGCCGTCAAAGAAGTGTTTGGGCTTAGTGCTAATATAATTGATGATAACTTTTGGATGTACGGGGTATGAAGCAGGGTAAAGACAAAGCCGGGACAATGCACTGTTTTAAGTGTATGCACAAATGGACTGTTAAAGATCGCTTTGCATATCAGCAATGCGCACGCTGCAAGTCTTATAAAGTCTATGCCGAAGGTTCTATTGCTTATTATTGCGCGATAAAAGAAAGGCAAAACATGGACAAACACAAGGATTTAAAGGGGTAGGCAAAAGCCTAAATATTGCACCGACCGAAGGGGAGGGGGGGTTTGAATCTCAAATCTCCCCTCTAAAGCTTCGCAGCGGCCCCCTCCGCTATTTTTCACACCAAATAAAAAGGTTTCACAAATGGCCAAATCACGAAAGCAAGTACCAGAAAGCACAATGCCCGACGAAACCCAACAAAAACAACGGTTTTTGGAAGTTTTGACGTCAAATTTTGGCGTCCTGACCCCTACTTGCAGGGCTACCGGAATAGAAAAAAAGTTTCACAATCGTTGGCTAATCGAAGATTCCGACTATCGGCAAAAGGTTGAGGAGATAGATTCCCTGCTTTTGGACTTTGCCGAAACGCAGCTCTACAACCAAATTAAAAACGGGTCAATCCCTGCAATCATCTTTACTCTAAAGACCAAAGGCAAAGAACGCGGCTGGATTGAAAAAGCCCTCGACAGCAAAGGCAAACAGCAGGCAGCATCTATCTTTGACAAAATCAAAGAGATGAAGAAGGCAACGGGGTAAACGCGAAAAAGCAGGGTAATGACAGAAAACGCACTGAGTTATATCGAGCTGGTACAATCCGGCAAACGTCCTGCCGGCAAACTCGAAAAGCTGGCAATAGAGCGGCATTTCGCAATGCTAAAAAAGAAGGACGTATTCTACGACGAACAAGCCGCAAAAATAGCCTGTACGATTATGGGCTTTTTCCGGCATACCTCTGGCGACTTTTACGGCAAACCCTTTAACCGTTTAGGCTGGCAGGATTTTATAGTTTGTTCGCTTTTCGGCTGGAAGCGCAAAACAACGGGCAAACGTCTATTTAGAAAGGCATATATCGAAATGCCCAAAAAGAACGGCAAATCAGAATTTGCAGGCGCTTTAGGCAATATCGCTACGTTCTTTGACGATGAGGCAGGCGCTGAAGTGTACAGCGCTGCCAACAAGTACGATCAGGCCACTATCTGCTGGGGTGCTGCCAAAACCATGATTTCTCAACTTATGGCAGAAGATTCCGACTTTGCCTCCATTGCCAAAATTTACGACTCCATTACCACCAGACAGATAAAGAACATCTCCAACGACAGCTTTTTCAAACCCATTGCAGCGGATTCAAAAACGCTCGACGGCGTACGTCCTCACTTTGCCATTATAGACGAATTTCACGAGGCTAAAGATGACAGCATCTTAAGAAACCTATCCTCTGCAATGGTAAACCGTTCGCAGCCGCTTTTAATCATCATCACAACGGCAGGGTTTAATATCAACGGGCCATGCCATAGATACAGGCAGGTAATTGAAAGCATCCTACAGGGCAAAGCAAAAGACGATACGACCTTTGGCATGATTTTCAGCGCTGACCAGGGCGACGATTGGAAGGACAAAAAAACCTGGGAAAAGGCAAACCCGTCAATCGGGCACACTCCAACCTGGGAGGGGTTGCAAAGCGAATACCAAAAAGCGCTAATAGAGGGGCAAAGCGCTGAAATCAACTTTAAGACCAAAAATCTAAACCAATGGGTAAGGCAGTCAAAAACGTGGCTACCGGACGAACTTTGGACGGCAAAACAAAAGCCTCTTCCAATTACCGCTTTTGAAGGTCGTGAATGCTTTTCGGCAATGGATTTAGCTGCAACACGCGATATTACTTGTTTTGGGCACCTATTCCCACCGCTGGAAGAGGACGGCGACTTCTATTTCTTTTGCCGCTACTTTATCCCCCGTGAAAATGCAGAAATCAGGGCAAAGCGGGACAGGGTGCCTTATTTGGACTGGATAGCCGAAAACAAGCTATTTGCAACAGAAGGAGACGTTTTGGATGAGGAAACGGTAATTGCCGCAATTTTGGACGATCTGAGAAATTACCGACCGCAAAAGATTTATTACGATCCCTGGCAGTCGGCTTTTATCGCTACCAGGCTTGCAAACGAAAACGCACCAATGGAGCCTATCCGGCAAACGGTAACAAATTTTAACGAGCCTGTAAGCTGGATTGAAAAAGCGATCAGTAAAAACATACTTCAGCACAACAACGACGAAATATTGCGTTGGATGTGCGGAAACGTCAATATCCGTATCAATCACACGGGACTAAAAATGCCCGACAAAGAAGCCTCCAGAGAAAAGATTGACGGCATTATCGTACTTGCTATGTGTGTTGCGGGCTATCTTAACAGCATCAACGGCAATGACACGAGCGTATACAATTCGGAGCGGTTTGAGGGGTTTTTGAAGATGTAAAATTAGAGACATGAGCCAAATAAAAGATTCCTATATTCAAGACTACCAATCGGGTAAACTCGAAGAAGGGTACTATATAGTAAATTCAGGCAAAGCTATTTTGTATTGGGATGGCACTAAATGGATGCAGCCTGTTAAGGATGCAACAGGCAGGCTTTTTTCTTTTGTCCGCGAAATGGACAAACAGCCTGTAAAAATAAAATCACTTCATCGCGTATTCAAAACATACTAACATGAGCCACATTGAAGAACAAGTAATTGACCTTATCCGGTCAAGAATGGAGCTGGGAAAAGCAAAGTACGGCGTTGGCATGGATAGGGAGGATCTAACCCCAATCGAATGGTTTAAGCATTTCCAGGCAGAACTTTTGGACGGGTCAATATATGCTGAAAAAATCATTGAAATCCTGCAAATGTTAATGGGGCATAAATTACCAGGTCAAGATTTCGCCATTGGCGATAGGGTAGAAAAAGTTGACGGGTATCTTTTTCCTGGAATTGTCAAATCTGCATTTAAGAATGAATCCGGCCAATGGCGTTACGTCGTTGAATGCACCGTAGCAGAGACAAAAGGAATGCTGCATATCTACAACGCAAAGCAACTTAAGTTGGTGTAAGCGCTTGCAATTCTGCTTAAAACCGCTTGCAATGCAGGAAAAAACGCTTGCAATACCGCTAAAAAACGGCTATTTTTGCACTAAAACGGAGGCAAAATGGATGATCTTATTCAAGAAATCCGCACTTTAGAGGACAAAAGCTCGTATTTTGGCCGTATTTTGAACCTATCCAACGCCGAAAACATCACACAAAAAGAAGCCTGGGCAAAAATCGAGCAAAGAAGGAAGGAATTGGGTTTAAAACCCAAATACACCTCTGCATACAGCTTTTATAACGCCAAATGCGAACATTTCAACAAAGGCGACTTAATTCGCTTCAATTTTGACGAATAAGCCGTTTACCCGTAAAAGTTAACCACTCCTTAAGTCAATACAGCCTATTTTTGCCCAAAATGGGCTTTTTATGGCATTTGGAGACCGTTTAAGGGGGCTATTTACGGCAAAAACCGCTTTTATTGCAGAGGGTAAACTCATGCAGGCGGTTAGTAATGCCGTAAAACAAACCCTGGAAAATCCAAATGTAAGCCTTACAGAAGCCACTTTAGGCAGCCTAACCAAATCCAAATCAGGCGCAACCGTTACCAATGACACGGTAATGCAAATAACTGCCTTTTGGCGTGCAATTCAAATCCTGGGAGGCGTTGTTGCATCTTTGCCCATCTCTGTTTACCGCGTATCAGAAAACAGCGCTGAACGCCTCTCCGATCATCCAATTACCCGTCTTATCGGTCGCTCACCTTCTCCCCTTTATAGCAAGTTCAACTTCATGCAGACGCTTATTCTGCATTTGACCGTTTACGGCAATTTCTTTGCCTATATCGGACGCACTGGAGCGGGCGAAGTGCGAAGCCTAAAGATCCTCATGCCTGACCGAATGAAGGTCAAAGAAACATCTCAGGGCGGCGTTGTTTACACCTACAAACAAGACAATACAAAAGAGACACGTTACTCGCCTGATAGCATCTTGCACATTTCCGGGCTATCCTGGGACGGCGTTACGGGTATCGAGGTGCTGGATTCCTTCAAAGACACATTTGGAGCTGCCATATCTTCGCAGGATTATGTAAACAATTTTTACGCCAACGGAGCGCATCTTTCAGGCGTTGTAGAGGTCCCGCAAAAACTCGACGCTGAATCATACAGGCGTATGCGCACGTCCTGGAAAGAGACCTACGGCGGTTCACACAATGCAGGCGCAACGGCAATCCTGGAACAAGGGGCACAATACAAAAAAATTGGCCTATCCCCTATTGAGGCAGGGATCGAAAGCGCAAAGAAATTCACCATATCCGATATTTCCCGCATTACAGGCGTGCCTCAATTCTTGTTAGAGGACCTGGACCGCGCAACCTTTAACAATATCGAAGAGCTGGGCATTTCTTTTGTCAAATACACGCTCTATCCGCTTTGTAAAAACATCCAAAGCGAGTTTTCCCGCAAACTTTTGCCGGTATCTACCCAGGACACTGAAGAAGTCAGAATTGATTTGCAAAGCCTACTTCGTGCAGATGCTGAAAGTCGTGCAAAACGAATTGATGCACTGATGAAATGGGGTATCATTAACCGCGATGAGGCACGTTTAGAGGAAGGTCTAAACCCAATACCTGACGGCAGCGGGGAAAAATTCTATGTGCCCATGAATATGGTTGACCCAACGAGCGGGCAACAGTTATCACTTTTTGGACAAAACGATACCGACAATGAGCCACAACCAGCATAATTCCACCAATAGCCACAACCAACATAACTACTTCAGGGTATTGCAGGGCACTTCAGGGATGAACCCTGAAATCTACCTTTACGGCTACATTGGCCAAAAGGCAGAGCCGATGTTCGGCGAAGATCCATCTGAGGACATTACCGACATTGCAGTAGTAAAGGCAATCAAAGACCTGGAGCGCACAAACAAACGCATCAACATCCGGATAAACAGCCCTGGAGGTAGTGTGTTGCACGGAGATCCGATAGTAACGGCAATTCGTAACAGCAAAGCGGAGATTCACACCTACGTTGATGGTATTGCCGCTTCGATGGGCTTTGATATCTGGTCCGCTGCAAAATATCGCCATGCAAGCCTAAACAGCAAACTCATGATTCACGCAACCGGATCTTTTGCCTTTGGGACGGCTAAAGATTTGCGTGCAGCGGCTGAGATGCTCGACAAATTCGATCAAAGCGCAATTTCGACCCTGGCAGCATCCACCGGCATGAGCGAGGATGATATCAGAAAGGAATTTTACGAAGATTATGCCGATCACTGGCTAACTGCCAAAGATGCGCTTAAAATGGGCTTAATCTCTGAAATCGAGGACTACCCTACCTCTATGCAGGTAGATAACCCGGAAAAATACAGCTACCGTCAACTATTAGAAATGGCCACACGAGCCGCAAATACTGAAAACGATGGGCATGAAACCAAAGAGACCGAAGAGGCCAAAGAGGCCGACGCGGCAATAGAAATTTTTGAAACCTGGCGGGCGGAACACCTTCGCCGTATGGATATTTTAATTTCACAAACCTCTTAACAATGAGATCAGAAAAAGAGATTCTTGAACAAAGGGCGAGGGTGCATTACCAAATGCAGGACTTGCTCAAACGCGCTTCAGACGAAAAGCGCACGATGACCGACGACGAATCGGCGCAATGGGACAAAGCTAACGCGGATTTTTCGGCGTACACCAAAGAACTGGACATGGTACGCACGCTTTTACAGCGGGACGGCGAACTAAACCAGGTGCAAGAGCCGCAAATCCTACGTGCAAGGGCACAAACTGACCCGAAGGCGCAATACCGCGCATATTTCGAGCGTCTGTTAAGCTCTTCGCCTCAAAGCCACGCTGAGGCAATGCGTCGAGTAAATGCCGATGACGTTACCAGGGCGGTAACAAGCACGCAAAATGACGGTGCCTACGTTATCCCTGAAGAGTTTATGCGTGAGCTTGAAGTAACGCAAAAAGCCTTTGGCGGTATGTTGCAGGCGTCCCGCATTCATCGAAGCGTTCGAGGCGGTACCATGAACTGGCCCACCATTGACGATACTTCGCAAACGGGCAACTGGCAGGCAGAACCGCGTGCAGCGGGTTTGACTTCCAGGGCGTTCACTTTCAGCCGCAAACAATTCGGAGCGCACCTCTGGAGCGACATTGCAAACCTGACCTGGGAATTTATCCAGGACGAAGATGTAATGTTTGTCGCTTCCTACCTCGCTCAATTTTTCGGCGAAGCATCCGGACGGGCACTCAATAACGCCTTTACCGACGGCAACGGATCTGGAAAGCCTACCGGCATCTTGGACGCTACGGGCGGTGCAACGACCGGCAAAACCACTGCATCCAACACGGCACTTGACAAAAAGGAATTTATTGACCTGGTGCATTCCGTTGACCCTGCCTATCGTACCGGGCCAAACGTCGCTTTCATGTTCAGCGATAACACGCTCGCAAGCATCCGCAAACTCGACTTTGGCACGACCGATGACGAACCTATCTGGCAGCCTTCCTTTGCACCCATGGAGCCTGACCGGATTTTGGGCTACCCTTACGTTATCAATCAAGCATTCCCCAATTTCGGCGCTTCCAAAAAGTTTGCCGCTTTTGGCGACTGGTCAAAGTACGTTATCCGCATGGTAAAGGACTTTGAACTTATCCGTTTGCAGGAGCGCTATGCGGACTACCTGGAGGACGGGTTCCTGGGTTGGTTACGCGTTGACGGTAAACTGATTCAACCTGCTGCCATTAAGCTGATGGTGGGCCAGGCATAGAGCCTTTGATTTTTCGTTTCCTTATGGTGAAGGGGAGGGCTAAAAACCCTCCCCGCAATTTAAAGCGATGTTTGAAACGGGCACATATAAGATTGCGACAGCACCTGCAACGGAGCCTTTAACCGCTTCTGAGGTCAAAAACTATCTGAAGGTAGATTCTTCAGATGATGACGCACTTATTGCCCTGCTGATTTCGTCCGCTCGAATGGAGGCTGAAAAATATCTGCAAATGGCACTTTTGCCGCAAACCATTGAAGAGTACTTTGATAACTTTTACCATTACGGATTACGGCTATCTATTAGCCCGCTAATTTCGGTAACGCACGTCAAATACACGCCAACGGGAGGGACAGAACAAACGCTCAACACCGATTTATACGAAACGCATCCGACAGCGCAACCACCGCTAATTATCCGCAAAGAAAACGTTACGTTTCCTGAAGTTTCGTTACAGGGTGCAAAGGTAAAAGTAACGTATCAGGCAGGCTTTGCAAATGCGGCAAACGTACCGGCGCCTATAAAGATAGGGATGCTCAAAACCATTGCAGCGGCGTACCAGGATAGGCAGGACGCAATAATGACCCTACCCACTGCCGCAATGCACCTTTATAACGCATATCGGGTAAGCTACTTCAGATGAGGCGACAAAACAAGAACGAAGAGATAGGGAAGATGGATAGACAAATCCAACTTCAAAACTATACCGAAACGACAAACACATACGGCGAACGGGTAGAGATTTATACAGCCCTTGCAACGGTTTGGGCTTTTGTTGAATATCCTGGTACTGAAGGTCGCGAAATGGAGCGGGCAGGACGTGAATCGGTGCAGAGCTATGCAAATTTTACGATCAGACGGCGCACCGATATAACAGAACGCACCCGAATAGTTTTTGATTTGAAAGCCTACGACATTGAAGGTATTGAGGTAAGTCAAGACAAACAATTTCAAACCCTAAGATGTGCCATGATAGGCACGGGCGCAATAATATGACCGGAAAAGCAATATATGGAATCCTGGCAGCAAATGCAGCGGTAACGGCATTAGTAAGCACGCGTATTTACCCGGATATAGCCACTCAGGACGCAGCTTTTCCTTTTTTGGTGTATATGATTGAATCAACGGGACCTTCTGACACAAAGGACGGTACAAGCAAATTAGACGTTGTAGATTTTTCGCTGACAGCATATGCAAAGACCTATACACAAGCTCAGGACATTGCAGCAGCTGCCAGGACTGCTTTAGATCGCTACAAAGGCACGATAAATGGCGTAAATGTCCAAAGCGTGCATTTTAAAGACCAACAAAGCAATCAGATGGAAGTTGACGAAAAGGTCTTTATTGTAAATCAGGTTTACGGGTTGAGGCAACGGAGATAGTATGGCAATAATACGCTAAAAGTGGCAACATGGCAATAACGGGCAATTTTGGTCAGGCTGGAGTTTTCTTTATTGATGACCGTGCATTTCGCGGTGCCTTAAACCGCTATGTTGCCGGCATGGGGACAGATGAAGCCAAAAAAGCAATATTGAGGCGTGCATCCGCTGTTGTTGCGTACAATGTGCGAAGGCTTGACTATCCAAAATCGCAAACTTACGACCGCGAATACGGAGAAAAATATCATTACTTCTATTCAGGCACTGGCGAAAGTAGGCGAAAGGTCAAGATTTTTAAAGGCAACTTATTGAGATCCACAAAGTACTATTTCACCAAGTACAAAGAATACGAAATTGGCCCTAAAGTAATCAGAAAAAAACTTCCGGACGAAGTAGGCAAAAGTTTGAGGTACGCATCCGGTTTTTATGCCTCGATGATTTTTGGCAGTGCTGAAAAATACCGTCAATATATCCTGGAGCCCGAACTAAACGGACAAGACGTGTTTAACGCACTTTTAGACAGCTTCAGAAATTTTCACCAACGACAGGCACGCGCAAACGGACTACAACCATGATAGTACACATCCTCAAAGAATACGACGGGTTAAGACCTGGGCAAATTGTAGATGTTACGCGCGAATATGCCCGGCAGCTAATATCCTGGCAGGTAGCTATTGCGGCAGATAATCAGGAGCGGTTTGACGTTGTGAGAAAGAAAGTTGAGGAAACGGAGCCAAAGGAGATAATTGTGAACAATTACTATGTGGCGCCAGAGGCAAGAAAGGCCAAAAAGAGGCGTTCAAATATTCGCAGATAGGCAATAAATATGGGGTAATAGCGCAATATAAGGCACTAAGTAAAACTAAAATAAAGACGAATTTTTAACGCAAAAGTGAAATAAAAAATGGCAACATCAGGAATTGTTAATGGCACCGACTTACGCATTTACATGGGTGGGGTTGCCATAGGGCACGCAACAACTTGCAGCCTGGATTTGACCCGTGAAACACGGGAAACGCTCACCAAAGACGCTCCAGGCGGTGGGTGGGCTACTGCTGAGGTAGGGCGAAAATCCGCAACGCTATCAACGGATGGGATGTTTTCTTATGACACGACGAATAAGAAATTTTCCGATCTTTTCACGGCGTTTGACAATGGTACGCTGCTTTTACTACGTTTTACAACCGACGAAACAAGCGATACTTACTGGGAGGGTTCCGGATACATTACCTCACTGAATTTGAGCGCACCTGTTGAGGATAACACGACTTACAGCGCAACCTTTACCGTGAACGGTGCAATCACTTCAGGTACGGAATCCTAAGCGATTAGAACCGCGCGATACTTCAAGCGATTAGAACCGCGATACCTTAAGCGATCAAAACCGCGCGATACCCTAAATTACAACATCACTAAATGCTGAAACATGACCGAAATCGAAAGCGCAGGCAAAAATTACCCTGTCAAATACGGCATGGCAGCCCTCTCGGAGTTTTTGGACTCTGAGGGGCTGGCATTGTCTGATATGGAAAACATAGGCAAAAACATGAGCCTGACACGGGCTTTAAAGCTCGTTTATTTTGGCCTAAAACACGGGGCCCGCAAAGCAGGCAAAGACTTTGCCTTTACCCTGGACGATATTGGCGACTTATGCGACGATGACCCCGAATTGCTGCAAAAGTGCATGACGGTGTTTTCTGACAGTATGCCCAAAACGGACACGGGAAACAAGCAGGCCCCGGCAAAAAGAGCCGGGGCGAAAAGATAACGATTGACGAACTAATGACCGTCTTTTGCGGCGATTACCAACGTCAACTAAGCGAATTTTGGGAGGCTACATACCGCGAAATTTACAACGTCCTAAAAGGTGCCCGCAGACGTGAAGAGCTTGAACAACAGGCAGCCTGGGAGCGAATGCGCATACACGCAACACTACTTTTACAGGCAAAGGTAAAGAAGGGCGTAAGGCTAAAGCCTACCGACCTGATTAACCTACCCTGGGACAAAAAGGAAAAGCCAAAGGCAAAAGAAGTCAGCGAAGAGACACGCAAAAAGTGGGAGCGGTGGGACGCTGAGATGAAAGCCGGATTTGCACAAGTAAAAGAATAAAAACGCATGGCGAGAAATGCACGTTTGAACGCTACTTTGGTGCTGGACACATCAGCATTTCAGCAATCCATGCGACGCATTGAACGCGATTTACAAGCCTTTTCTCGCAAAGTTACTGAGGTCGGTTCTACCTTAACGCAAAGCCTAACGCTTCCTTTAATTGGCGTTGGAGCTGCTGCTTTAAAGTCGTTTGCCGATATTGAGAAGCTCGAAAAGGGCATGACGGCGGTAACAGGCAGCACGGAGGCGGCGGCGGTTGAACTTGAAAAGCTAAAGATTGCAGCCAGGGCGCCAGGCTTAGGATTTGAAGAAGCTGTAAGAGGCAGCATCCGTTTACAGGCCGTTGGGCTTAGTGCAGATGAAGCCAGGCAGACCCTACAGGCGTTCGGTTCTGCCATTGCCGCAACAGGCGGGACTGCTCAAAATCTTGACAGCGTGCAATATCAGCTTACTCAAATGATAAGTAAGAATAGGATATTGCAGCAGGATTTTGGCATCATTCAGGAAAATGTACCCTTAATCGGTAAAGCAGTTCAGGCTGCATTTGGCACAAAAAGTATTGATAAAATCCGCGATACGGGCGTTAGCGCACAAGAGTTTAACAGGCGCATTGTTGAAGCCTTGCAAAACCTGCCTGAAGTACAAAGGGCAACGGGCGGTTTAAGTACGGCATTTGGCAACTTTCAGGATGAAGTCAAAATAGCGGTTGCGGAGTTAGGCAGGGCTATTGCGGCTAATTTTGATTTGGCCGGCATCTTAGCGCGTGTTACTGAAGGTCTAAATGATGTTGTGGATTGGTTTAAACGACTCTCACCCGAAACGCAAAAAAATATTATTGCCTTTGGTGCCCTTGTTGCGGCGATAGGTCCTGCATTAATTGCCATTGGGGCACTTACCAGGGTTACGGCAATAGGAGCTGTCGGATTAGGCACACTTGCAAAGGCAGCTACGTTTTTAGCCTCTCCAATAGGCATTGCAGCTTTGGCAATCGGTACTTTGGGTTTGGTTATTTTTAAAGCATTCCAAAATTACAAGAAGCTAAACCCTGAAGTTGAGACATTCAACGACTACGTAAGCGATGGTGCTAAAAACATCATGCGGGAGAGGTCGGAATTTGATTTGCTCGTTAAACAGCTATCGGACGCAAACATCTCTACCGAAACACGTAAAAGGCTAATCAACGAGCTTAACACCAACTATTCAACGTACCTACCCCGCTTAATTACCGAAAAGGACACGATAAAGGATATCAAAGAGCTGCAAGAGGGCGCAAACGTCGCTTTTGAGCAAAAGATTAAGCTGGCAGCGCTTGAGGGCATTGTAGAAAAGCAAAAAACCAGATTGGTTGATTTGGCTGAGGAACAAATACAGCTTGAATCAGAGCTTGCAAGACGCAGGGCGGTTGGCGCACCGGCTACAAGCATATACGCTAAGGCAGAGCGATCATACGGGCAAACAGCGGCAATAAATACGCAAACTGCCATACAATACGCTGCAAGTTTGCGCGATCTTGAAACGCAAATCGAAAACAATAAAAACGCGCAAAAAGCCCTTACTGCCGAATCGCTTAAATCTCAAAATGTACTATCGGAGCTTATAACGTCTTTGGGTATTGAACCAGTCGTTCCAACATCAGGGGGAGGCGGTGATGGTACAGGAACTCAAAAAGTCGCTGAAATTGACCTATCGGAACAAGACACGCTAAGGGCGCAACTTTTCAGGACTCAAAAGGCATTGACGGATTTGGGCAATGTTGCAAGATCATCTCTCAACTCCGTTCGCTCAAACCTGGCAGATTTGGGCAAAAGCACGCCGATTATAAATGTTCAAAAAGAGGCATTGCTGGAGTATGAAAAAGGCTTAAAAGCTATTAACGACACGGCGGCGGTATTTAAGACAAACCCGTTAGAGGAAACGTTTAAAGCGACTGAAGAGGCTTTAAAAAATGCCATTGTTCAGTTTGGACCTGCATCGGAGGCGGTACGGGTATTGGCAGCAGAGTATGAAAGGCTAAAAGCGGAAATCGAAGAGGCAAATAACGCATCCCAAAGACAGGCAGATTTAGGGCAAATAATTGCAACAACGATCACATCTATCGGACAAAATTTTAGTGATGCAATCGCAGGCGTTGTAAGTTTTGGAAAAGCGGCGCAAAAGGTACTTATTGATTTGATAGGCGCTATTGTTCAGTTAATTGTAGTAAGGGCGATTGAGAAAACGATAGACAGCCCATTGGGTAAACTACTTGGAGGTGCTATTGTGCCTGTCGCTATCGCAGCAGGTGCAGCGGCAGGGCAGCTTACAAAGGCACTGCTATCTACGATAAAACTTGCTGATGGTGGCTTAACGACGGGCGAAACCCTGGCAATCGTCGGCGATAATCCGTCAGGCCGTGAATTTATCATACCCTTTGAGCGGATGGGCGAGTTTTTGAGCAACTTTCAACAGGACGGCGGCTTTGTCGCTGAGGCTCGCATTTCGGGCAACGATTTGGCGTTATTGGTAACACGTGCCGAAAGGCGCACAAATCGGGTGAGGTAATGGGATTGAGATTTCAAGGCGTTTTTTATTCTGAAAAAGATACGCAATTTGCGGTAAACATCTTCGATGCAAATTACAGCGGCAGCGCTATTGCTTTTTCAGCAGAAAACGTTGAAATCACTTATCAGGGAGATGAAGACCGTGAGCGTTTTTCGTCCGTTATCGGTTCTCAGTGCAAGGTCAGGATGATTATAAACTCCAACGACCTGCAACAATTCATTGACGATATCGTAACGGTTGAGGAAGGCGATTTAGTATTACAGGTGCAATCCTCTACCCTATCAGGACCTGTAATAAATTGGACGGGCTACATTCTATCGGATTTAATCAATACAGAAGATAGGCCATTAGACGTTGGATATATTGCCGAAATTGTGGGCACCGATGCAATCGGCGTTTTGAAGGGGATTGAATACAACTCGCTTGCTGGACCTTTTACGGGCGAAAGTACCTTTGTAGAAATCCTGCTTAAGATAATCAACAAGCTAACGGGCTTTGACGGCATTATTGACGGGTTTGATGCAAATTACAAGATTCTGCGCGTTGTGTGCAATTGGCATGAGGATAGCTATAATTATGCCTCGACTATAAACCCGTTAAGTCGTAGCAGGGTAAGCGAAAACGCGTTTTATTGGATTGACACAAAAGAAAACAAACGCTATTATTCCTGCTATCAAGTACTGCAATTTATTTGCACGGCATGGGGTGCAAGATTCTTTTTTTCGGGCACGTCCTTCTATTTTGTGCAGGTAAATGAAATGTTAAGCCCATCTGCCAAAACGGTTTTTACCTATACCAAAACAGGCACGGAGGTAATTGAAAGCTCGCAGGATTTTAGACGATTGCACGAATTTAGCAAAACCAATGCAGAGGTTATCCGCTTTGCAGGTGGGTACTTCAACTACTTTGCACCGATCAAAAAAGTAACGGTTGACTATCAACACATACAAGCCAGGAATATTTTAGTAGGGCGCACGTTCACGCAAAACAGCTCGCAATACGCGGACTTTGGATTTGTAACTGACAACGGCGGCAATACTCAAATATCCTTTGCCTCAACGCTTAAATATCGAACTGAACGCAATCCTTTTACTGGGGTGGCCTACTTTGTTACTTTTCGCCTAAAGTTGATTGTGGGGCTTTATACGCTAAAAGGCGGCATTGGGGCTACTGAATGGTCAACGGACGTAACGGAGTGGTATTATGTTACCGGCGACAGGATAGATCAGGAATTTGCGGACTTGGTAAACCGCATCGAGTTTATTACCCCTCCCCTACCTTTAAACACGACCGGGCAAATCATTTTCAACTTCCAGGCGCACAAAGCCTTTGACGAATTGGGCAATGAGCTAATTTTAAGCACGTCGGGAGGCGAGGTAACGTATTCGTTTAGTTTGGGACCGTCGTATCTGGAAGTGTTGCAAACGGGCAATTTTGACGATCAAAGCGACATTTACAGATATGCAGCGCAAAGCACAAAAGGCAGCAGCAGGGAGATTGAGGTACAAACCCGCATTGGGGACGGTCCTAATCAGGTAAGCCCTGGGGCTATTCAGGTTTTGAACAACACATCTACCTGGGTGCAAAGTACGGGCTGGAGGGTAGGCAATTCGGGGGATTTTAAGGAGTTTGGGCAATTGCTGGCAAATGAAATCATCCGGGGGCAAATTTACCCGGTACGCAAATTTTTAGGCACGTCCTTCCAAAATAATAAAGGTTTAGCTAAAGCGCTTTTACCGCACCATGTTCTAAACTACAACTCAGGCTTTTGGCTTTTTTTGAGCGGTACTTATGATTTTCAAACAGAGATATTTGCGGGAGATTGGGCACTATTAGCAACATCATCAGATTTTACCGAACTGACCCGTGAATTGATACTCGAAGATGAAGAGGGCGTTGAAAGTACTGTTAGAAGTTCTGTTAGATCTTCAGGCATTGGCAACATTGCAGTTGCAGGCACTTTGCCGGGCGTAAGGGCGGTAAATGTCTTTAAGCAGGAATTTATAGATTCTTATACGCGGGTATTGACTGTTACACGAAATAGCGGGATATTGCCGGACAATGAGGCGCAAATAGACGTGTACCAGTCAGGGCAATTAATGGTTGATAGCCAATGGGCAAAAACAGGTACTGGCGAAATAACAATAGAAGAGGCAGCGCATTGGGACGGGGCTAATTATACAGTCGTATTTACATACATCGAATGAAAGGGATATTTAAAATACTACTTTTTAGTTTGTATGTTTTTTTGACCGCAGGGGCTGCCTTCGGGCAGTACCCTGCTACCGGGAACAAGCAACGCCTGGGCTTTCAGACCACTGGCGACGGACTTGTTTACCGGGGCAGGCTTAGCGATACGACCGCGATTAAGCCGGCCAATATGAATAACGCGTTCTATCTTCAGGACACAATCAATGATAAGCTATACCGCTATATCAAGACGAACGGCGGCTGGCAGCCCGTGCAGGGTCGCGTGCAAAAGCTGGGCGTTGGGGCTGATGGGGCGAACGGGGCGACGCTGTACTTGAGCGGAACTGACACGGACGGAAGTAGTGCGGAGGTGGTGGTGGATAACGTTACGGACGTTCGCCTACCCTGGGACGGCAGCGCGGTGGTGGGCATTATAACGACCGTAACAACTTCGCACGCCGTAACGATAACGGGCACCGGGCTAATTAGCATCACGGAGACCGTTGCGGTCGAGGACGGCGAAATAACAATAGGCGCAACGATACCGACCGGGCACATTGATTATACGATGCTATCGCAGGCGGTGAAAGATAGCATTGCGCAAGGTGGCACGGGCGAGACGGACTTGTCTTTTTCCGGCGCAACAAGCCCGGTCAATTTGCTAAGCAGCACGGGTGACAGCGTTACGTTTTTGGCCGGGGATTACATTACGCTGGGCGCAACGGATAGCACGATGACAATTAACAGCGTTACGAACCTTAGCGTAACGCAGGGCGCATCCGGCGCAACGTTCGTAGTGGTTGACAACGTTACGGACGTGCAACTCCCCTGGGATGGTAACGCCGTTGTGGGCTATGTGGAAACAGGTAGCCAAACGACGATATTTTTAACGGTCAACGGGCAGCAAGTGCAATTCGATCCCATCCCGAACGGGGACAAAGGCGATATTATCGTAAGCGATGCCGGCGCGGTGATGATGATTGATACCGGGGTGGTAGACTGGGATAACTTGACGCAGGCGGTAAGGGATAGCATTTTATTGGGCTTTTCCCTGCCGACGGATAGCATCACCTTCAACAACAATGAAAGCGATCCGGATAGCTTAGAGCTGCAATATAATTATGATAAGGGCAGCTTGGTTTATGGTGCTAACGGCGGGGTGGAAATACCCATTTTACCGGGGCATTGGTACGTTCGTAACGACACAAGCGTAACGCTCACTAAGGGCACGGTGGTGCGTGCAACTGGCACCCTGGGCAATAGCGGGCGTATCAAGGTCAAACACATGATAGCTGACGGCAGCGTAGATGCTATGTACCTGCTGGGCATTGCGGCGCAGGACATTGCGCCGGGGGAGGATGGGTATGTAATGACCCAGGGGAAAATACGGAAAATCAACACGAACGCATATACTGAAGGCGCGGTGCTATACGCGGATTATTTTTATCCTGGCGAACTTACTCAAGTACCACCTCCGGGCAACAGGCTGAAACTACCCATTGCCTTTGTAGTACACAAGGCGACGAACGGCACCCTCGCCGTGCGCATTGACCCAGGCAGCTACCTTCGCAACTTGCACGATGTTAGCGTAGGCGGCGGCAGCGCGGGCGACATATTGAGGCACACGGGAGGCGGGATTTGGCAGCAGACAAAAGACAGCACGATATACAAGCAGGACGGGACACTGACAGGAAACCGCACAATGTTTATGAATGGCTTTCAAATGCTATTCAAGGACACATCGGATATATACGACTTTGTAGACATACGCGAAAACTATGTAAGTGTTACCAATACGTTTTACGATAACAGGCAAACGATGACGCAATACGGCTTTCAAAACGGCGGTATTGTTGATTCCAACGAAACGGAAATTAGAATGGAAGGCGGTATTATTGCCATGTATGCCAACAATGCCGCAACGACCTCCCCCACCCCAGGCGCTGACCTTCGCATTGGCGGCGACGGCGTTGTGAAATTCCGCGTGAGCGCACCTGGCGCACTTGATAGCATCTACGGGAAAAACAGCAACGGCGAACTCACGGCGGCAGACATTGGCACGGGGCTTGAAATATCCGGCGGGGCATTGAAACAGAAAATACTTGTTGCGTCGGATAGCATAGACTTTTCCTCCATTACCGGGATAGGCTCGCTGGAGCAAACCGTAACGGTAACTGGCGCGGCGCTTAGCGATCCGGTTACGCTTGGCATACCGGAAGCGGTAATGACGATGGCGAGCGGTCAATATGCGATTTATGCAGCCTATGTAAGCGCTGCCGACACGGTCAAAATCAGATTTCACAATACCAATCCTGGCAGCACACTTAATCCCCCAAAAGCGTTATTCAAAATAATCGTACACAAATACTAAGCAATGAAAAAGATACTTTTTTTCTTATTCCTCCTCCCGGCCCTCGCCTCGGCGCAAACGTCGAAGGACACGGTTAACGTGCTAAGCGACGACGAAATAAGCCAGGGCACCGCACGCGATTCGCTAAAGTTCTACTACGTTGAGGGCACCTGGAAAAAGCTACGCCTGGATAGCCTTGCAAAGTACACGCGCGTTAAGCTGGTGGGCGACAAAGGTGATATTACCGTATCCAACAACGGCGATACCTGGAGCATTGACGCAGGCGCGGTAGTCTGGGAAGACCTGGCCCAGGCGGTCAAGGATAGCATCGGCGCGGGAGGTGGCGGTGGTGGCGGCGTTACCAGCATCACGGCGGGCACGGGGCTGACCGGGGGGACGATCACCACGTCGGGCACCATTGCGGCAGATACCAACTTCTTGATTACGGTTTACGACACAACGGCCATGCTATCCCCGTATTTACGTGAGGCTGATACGCTCACCCTTTCTAACCGTATCAATCTTAAGCTGAATATATCGGACACAACGGCCATGCTTGCACCGTATCTTAGGGAGGCGGATACCCTCACCCTCTCTAACCGTATCAATCTTAAGCTGAATATATCGGACACAACGGCCATGCTTGCACCGTATCTTAGGGAGGCGGATACGCTGACGCTATCCAACCGTATCAATCTTAAGCTGAATATATCGGACACAACGGCCATGCTTGCACCGTACTTAAGAGAGGCGGATACCCTCACCCTCTCTAACCGGATTAACTTAAAACAAAACATACTGATCGCAGGCACTGGCATTGGTATTTCTAATGACACAATATCGTGGACAGGCTCCGGCGGTGTGGCCGACGGCGACAAAGGCGACATTGACGTAACAAGTAGCGGCACGGTGTGGACGATTGACACGGCGGCGGTAACTAAGCTGAAGCTCGCTAACAACAGCGTCGGGGCAAACCAGCTCGACACGACGGCGGTAACGGCGGGCAGCTACGTGAATCCCCGTATCACGGTAGATCAGGACGGCAGGCTCACAGCGGCGGTTAGTGATACAATGGCTATGATTATCGCGTGCAGCGATGAAAAAACGGACTTAGACACGGCGACAGCGGCGGTAACGTTCCGGGCACCGTTCGCGTTCACGGTGCTTGGTGTGCGGGCTAATGTGAACACGGCTCCGGTGGGCGCGGCTATTGAAGTGGACATTAACGAGACTGGGGTATCAATACTAAGTCAGAGAATTACAATAGATGCAAGTGAAAAAACGAGCTTGGAAGCCGGGACTGCTCCGGTGATAAGCGATAGCACAATAGCCAACGATGCTGAAGTTACGATAGGCATAGATCAGGTTGGCACGACCACAAAGGGCAAAGGGCTGAAAGTAACTATCCTATATCGGAAAAATTAATTCATTAACGAAAAGCAACAGTATCATGTACAGCGAAGAAAAAATCTACGATGTGTTAGGCACTATCCAAAATCAATCCAAACCCAAGCCGTATTTCGCAATCTGCCAACCCCGGCGCGATGCAAGCGAAACCCCGGCGCAGGACTTTGCGGCGCAGTACGGCGGGACTTTCCCGCTGGCACTTGAAAACTACTCGCATACCTTTCTTCAGGTAAGCGGGCAACCCGTGGACGTGGCACGCAATATGCTTCTTGAGGCGGCGGTTGAGCGCGGGGCGAAGTATGCGTTTTTCATCGGCGAAGATACCGTACTACCTTTCTATGCGTTTCAGGAATTGCACCGACTCGCGGAAGCCAACCCGGACGCGGTGATTAGCGGGGTGTATTATTTCAAGTGCGGCGGCCCGATGATAATGATACGCGATGAGGAAAACCGCCAATGCCTTGCGGATGCAACGCCGGGCAGGATGATTGAAAACCCACTGCTTTGCGGGCTGGATGTGATGCTCATACCAACGGCGATCCTGAAAAAGATGCAGGAAAATGAACCGGATACGCCATTTACCTGCGTTTTTCCGGGGAATGAAGAAATACGATTTGTGGGCGAAGATGACTTTTTCTTGACACGCCTATACCGCAATGGTTTTCGCGTGCTGATTACAACCGACGTGCAATGCCTGCACATGGACTTAGCTACCGGGAATTACACGGCGCACCCGGACGTTGTGCTGGAGGACTACAACACCTGCATTCCTATCGGCAGGCCATTGACCTACCGCGATAAGCATTACATTGATAAGCGCTGGAATGATCGAATGCCGAAGCCGGATTATCTAATTGAAAATATTGAAGCATGAAATATTATAGCGTGTTTTTCGCCCTCCCCCTGCTGCTGCTCACCGATGCCCCGGCGCTCTCCTCCGTGGGCTGGCCGGGCGCGGTGATGCTGGCATTGGCCTTGCTTTTTGGCGGGGCGCGCAGGGGGCTTTCTCAGATATATATTAACTCGTACCGCTTTGCACAACAAGCGGTGTCAGGTTTTCCCGCATGGGACAAGGTAGGATATGACACCTTTGATATTGATGCTACATTAACCGAAATAAGTAATATTTCAATTACGCAATCATTAATTTATAGCACTTTTGGCTCTACGCTTGGCGTGGATTTTAACTGGCAGGGCGGTGTGCTTGCGCCTAATGGGAAAATATATGCTATCCCGCATAATTCTGAAAATATTTTAGTTATTAATCCTTCCGACAATACTATTTCAACATTTGGCACGCTTGCAGGCATTAATAAGTGGGTTGGCGGTGTACTTGCAACTAATGGGAAAATATATGCCATACCGTGGAATTCAGTTTCCGTTTTAGAAATTAATCCGTCAAATGATACTTATACTACATTTGGTTCGATTAACGGAAATGCAAAATATAGCGCTGGTGTTCTTGCGCTTAATGGAAAAATATATGCAGCTCCAAGTAATGCAGTTAATGTAATTGAAATAGATCCTTCCGTGCCAAGCGTTTCAACATTTGGCACGCTTGCGGCTGGAAATGACAAATATCAAGGCACTGTTCTTGCCCCTAACGGGAAATTGTACGCAATGCCTATTGCTTCGCGAAATATAGTTGAAATAGACCCGGTAGGTAAAACGGTATCAACTTTTGGAAGCACAAATATACCCGCTTCGCAGGTATGGCTGGGGGCTGTTCTTGCACCTAATGGAAAAATATACAGCATACCGTGGACAGCAACGTCAATAATTGAGCTTGACCCCGCAACAAAATCGGTATCAACTTTTGGGACGCTTGCAACCGGAACTAAATGGCACGGCGGCGTTATTGGCGCAAATGGGAAAATATACGGAATCCCTCGCGCAATTAACGGAGCGCTTGAAATTGACCCATCCAACAATACTTGGACAACTTTTGGAACGGTGACGGTAAGTACAGGGGTTGGAAACACAAGATGGATTGGCGGCGTTCTTGCCCCTAATGGGAAAATATACGGCATCCCGGCTGGGACAAATACCGTGTTGGAGCTTTTGACCCAAGTAACAATAGATAGTAATTTTCCGCTATCGCGATTGTATAACAAAATGTAAAAATTATAATACTATGAAACACTTACTTTTTTTCCTTCTTCTTATCCCGGCCCTCGCCCTCGCACAGACCGACACGGCCTACGTGGTCAAGGTAGGCGACTTGTTCTACCTTGTTGAGCGCACAACGCAATCCAACGGCAGCTACGTGGAAAGCTCAACGCTACGCGGCGACCTCGAGCAATTCAGCGACTACACAGAGGGCGCAATCGTGCGTAGGGCGTCGGCGCTATCGCAGGCGGTGGCAGAGGTGCTGAAGGCTGATAGGCTTTGGACTACGATTATTCAGCAGGATGCAGGCTTTCAGGCAGCCTACGGAAAAAGCCCGCTGACCGACGTACAACAACAGTACGATTCTACCCTATTGATGGACACGTGGCAGCTCGAACAACCCGGTGCCTCCCCTACCCCGATCACGTTCACGCGCAATGCCCAGGGCAAGCTCCGCGCGGCATGGGGCGGCGCTACCTCAAAGGCGGCGTACCTTGTCAGTGCGACGATGCGCATTGTGAACTTTGGCACCTCGGGCGCAATGAATTTCTATCAGCTATCGCCGGGGCTATGGACGGATGCGGATAGGGCTATTTTCATCAGGCGAACGGCGGTGAACTGGCAGCCCTGGAGGCCGGAAACTGGAATCGGGAACTGATGAAGCAGCATCTGGAAAACATCATTGACGGGCTACAGGAAGAGCGGAAAAAGCACCTGGCAGCCGTCCGGCAGCACCGCGAAGCCTTCGAAAACGCGGAGCTACAGCTAAGGCGCACGGAGGAAAAGATACGCACGCTGGCACTGGCTATCCGGGCGTATGAAAAAACGTATGAATTTCGCGAAGTAAAAACAGCGACATGATACAGATTAAGTATGCAAGCCTGACGGAGATTGCCTCGAAGACTGACCCGGAAGCCTGGCAGCACATGCGACTGGGCACGGTGATACGCTTTGAGCGTGCGCGGGAAATCTACGGGGCACCCATCACCATCACGCACGCATTTCGCACGGCGAAGGACAAGGCACGGCTGAAAGCCCAGGGCTACGAGGTTGCCTCACGTTCGGCGCACGAGCTGGGCTATGCAATGGACTTGCACCCGGCGAGTGCACGGTTAGGCGTTGACCTGGAAGCCTGGAAGAAGCTCCTGGACGCACTTTGGGATGCGGGGTTCCGGCGCTTTGGCATTATGCGGGAGGCTATCCATGTGGACGATGACCCGGCCAGGCCGGCGGCGATATGGCGCTATGGGAACACGAACCCGACGGTTTGGGCATGGGTGCAAGGGTGGTACAATGCAAAGCGCGATCATTTAAAAGAATCGGAGGCAAAGTAATGGCTGAGATTAACGGGCAATTTGATGCAAAGGTAAATAACTGGTTAGGCAGGAATATCTTACCGGTTATTATTACAATGGGCGTTGGCTATGTTGGTACAGTAACGACCGGCATAAACAGCTCTTTGAAGGAGATGCAAGAAAGCATCAAAAGCCTGGAGCAGAATTACGCGGTATTTGCGACGCAACAACGGAGAATCGAACAGGACGTTGAAGAGCTTTGGCAGGAATTACGCGATCATGAAAAACGCATTCAATCACTGGAAAAAAGGAGGTAGCTCTCCCCTATCCTAAAAAGAAAGCCGGATAATTGGCGTTATCCGGCTCTTAGGTTCGTTTAGCGAAAACCAAATTCTTTGGGTAGTGCAAAATTACTAAATTTATTCTAAATATCAAATATGGAAAAGAAATCACCGCTGCAAAGCAAAAACTTTTTGGTGAGCGTTATTACGCTCGTTCTTTTGGCTTTTGAGGCCAATTCATTGCAGGTAAATGTAAAGCCTGAACAAGTGGCAGATGTACTGCTAAATCGCGATGTGGGCGCAATTGTAGCGCTTATCGTGATGAATTTTCTCAACCCGATCATGAAGCTGGCGACAAAGGCGGCTAAATGGGACTGGGGCTTTTTGAAATCGCCGAATTTTTGGACGCAGGTGTTAACGGTGGTTTTAGTATTGGTTGCGGCGTATGGTATAGAGTTTCCTGAAAATGCGGCACCTGCATTGGTTACGGCGTATTACTCGAAGCAGTTTTCTATTATCGCAATGGCTTTGGTGGTCAATTTGATAAATCCGCTTTATCATTTCTTTGTCAAGAAAAAGGCGGCAAACCCTCAATAGGCTTTTCGGTTTTTAGGGATAGTTTACGCATGATGTTCAGCCTCCGTTTTACGACGGGGGCTTTTTTAATTAAAAAACCCTGACCGGAAAACCGATCAGGGCAAAAACACCTATTCACCTAAAACCCATGAATTATAACATGCTTTCAAGTTCTGATATCCTGGCAGTTGCACGCGCAATGCCTGCCTGGGCTGTTTCGGGTTTGCCGATACCGTTAATCAATTTGTAACGATATGCGCGCAACGAGGCTTGTTGCTTTTTAATCGCCTCGCCTATAACGTCGGCTGGCAATTCCGTTACGTCGGCTGGAGATTCAACGACGTAAGGGGCTAAATCGTTTGTTTCAACTGATTTTTCACGTTTTGCGTCCACCTTTTCGTTATGCTGAAAACCCGCAATAACGGGTCTTTGTTGCGGCGTTACGGATTCGGCGGCGTTACGGATTCTTTGCGTTACGGTTGCGGTAGTTGCGGCGTAACTTTTTGCGGATTTCATGCCGTATGCCTCAGCACCTTTTGCGATGAAATTCATCTCCAGGATGTAACCAAAAGAGATCAGCATGGCGCCAAAAAGAAAAACAGACCAGTAACGGGCATCGGTCCAGTCTTTTTCTAAGGTAATGTCCTGAATGCTAAAGCCCAATTCAATTAGTGCGACGATAGTTGCAATGGTGGCAATTATCGGAGGGGCTTGCGAACGTTTGCCGGTCGGATTTAAAAAATCCATAAAGACCACCGCGAAGCGGCCAAACTGAATAGCCAGGGCGGCAGGGATTGAAATTTCTTTTGGCAGTGGAATAAAATGGACATTGAGCAGGACCGTAATGCCATACGTCAAAAGAATGCCAAAGAATACCGTTGACGGCATTGCGTTTGTGATGGACTGAAAAATGTCCTGAAACGCGCGGTTTTCAAAGTGATGTTGGTTTTGCATGATGTTGGATTTTGAAAGTTAGCCCTCGATGTGAGGAAAGATTTGTTTTGAGCCTGCAATGTGCTTTTGTTCGTCGTACAATGCCAAAAGGTATTGCAAGACTTCCCAGTAAGGCACATTGCGGGAAAATTTAGCCTGCAATTCGATTTTGACGGATTTAAGGCGCTGTTTGACGTCATCCGGTACGCCTCCCAGCATAATAGCTTTTTTCATGTTGTGCTTTTGGTTATACAATGCTGCAAAGGTATAAAAAAAATTATTAGAAAAAAAATAAAGTTTTATTTGCTTTTTTCAAAATAGTGGATTATCTTTGTCATATCAATTCACTCTTAAAACAACACGATCATGAAAGCAATAGCACGATTCACTACCCGCACCCAGGCCGAAGCTTTTCGCAACCGTGCCTTTCAAGCTGGTCAAAGCTTGATGATTGTAGAAGCTAACGGATACGAGCTTTATACCCGTCGCAACGCAAACATTCTTTTTGAGCAAGGTTACAACGTTTACTAAAATACTTTTTACCACTCTTAAAACAACGCAACATGACACAGCTCGAAAAACTCGTTTTTGACCATTTCGTACAAAATGGATCTTCTGACGTTCAAACCTCACAGCGTCAACTTACCATCAAAGGCAGCGCACGCGTTCGCGGTATTGCGCGTAAAATTGCCAAATCCAATAACGTAGCTTTTGACGAAATACAGGCATATAGCGGCTTTAACTGCTATCAGTATGCAGCTATCCTTAAGCGTATCCAAAAGCAACCGGATGAAAGCCTGGAGCAATGCCAGGCACATGGCGAACATCTGGCGATTAAATCAGCATTGAAATTAGGTTAAAACATACCCTGCCGTGCAGACCGCGGGTCGGCCTGTACGCTCTGAAAAGGCAGGTTTAACTCCTGGCCGATGCGTCAGCGGATGCGGCAGGGTCTTTATTCAACTCAAAAAATTAGCAAGATGAATACTTTTGGCACATTTATAGTCAGCGAAAGAAGCGGAAATAAGCGCGTTTCTTTACAATTGTACTGCAATATTGGTACAGAGAACTACTTTTCGGCATGGACTGATATGTCTTTCAAAAAGTTTTTGGAGCGGCTTTCAGAGATTGACGGGGGAGAGTTTTTTGCCGAAAACGATGATATTTGGAACGGGTATGTTGAACTCGAATTTAGCGAAGGACCCGGCAAAATGTATTTTGAAGATACTTGGAAGCAAGTTGCAGAAGTTTCAATCAAAGCGCACGGCATTCAACTCGCAAAGCATATCTGCAAAGAAATCACTACATTGGACTTGGAAATTGAATCAGTATCATTTTTAAACTCAGAAATCAAAGGCAATGACGCAGAATGATGTAAAGGCTATTATGGCCAAATCTTCAAAGAAGGGCACGCTGGCAGGTTTGAAACACACCGATCTGACTGCGGTACTATCGAGCATGAGGGCACAAATCTCGCAGGCGGTACCTGCCGGAATTACGCCTGACCGAATTATCCAAATGGCGGCAAACCTGGTGGCCAAAAACCCGAAAATAGGGGAGTGCAGCGCTGCATCTGTAATCGGGGCGGTGATGGAGGCGGCGGTACTTGGATTCAGGCCGGTAAGCGGTTTGGGGCAATGCTACTTTGTCCCTTATGGGGGACATGTGCAGTTCCAAATCGGATATCGGGGTTGGATTGAACTGGCACGGCGAAGCGGGCAAATAAAGATGCTGTACGCAAAGACCGTGCATGAGGGCGACGAATTTATACAGGAGTACGGGCTATCTCCAAAGCTCGTGCATAAGCCTGGAGTGAAGCGGGGAAAGATGACGCATGTGTATGCAGTTGCTCACCTCAACGGAGGCGGGGAAGTGTTTGAGGTCCTGACGTATGAAGATGTTGAGCGTTTGCGCGTTCGCAATGCTTCGCAGCGGGGCAATCCATCGGGGGCATGGGCATCAGATTATGAAGAAATGGCGAAGGCAAAGGCGGTTAAACGCCTTGCAAAGTATTTGCCGCTATCTGATGAAATGTTACATGCAGGGGTTGCCGATGATGCTTTTATACCGGATTCGGCGCTAAGTAACAATAACTCAGGAATTGATCCGGAAGAGCTGACGTATGAAATCGAAATCGAGCCTGAAACCGAAAAAGAGCAAGGGCAATGAGAAGCAAAGAGCAATTTAATAACGACCGCAAAAGTAGTATTGGTAGCTCAGAGATAGCCTCAATAATGGGGCTATCCGGCTACCGAACGCCCTACGATGTATGGGAGGTTAAGACCGGACGCAAAGCAGAGTTTCAGGGTAATGAGGCAACTCGCAGAGGGCAGCTTTTAGAAAGCGCGGTAGGTCGGTGGGCAATGGAAGAGATGGGCATTAGCCTTGTTTACCCTGATACGACTTTCAAATACATGTATTGCAGCGCAACGCCTGACTATACCTATCAAAATGGCATTGTTGAAATCAAGACTACGCGAATGGCGGTTAAGGACGACGATATACCGCATGGTTGGTTTATGCAGGCACAATATCAGGCGGCTGTTATGAATCGTATAAGTATGCCCGTGCATCAGATTACAATTGCTTGGATTGGTTTTGGGCTTGAATTTGGAATGGCCAGTTTTGAGGTAGATTCAAAGTTTGGGGACTATTTGATAAACTTTGCTAACGACTGGTGGCAAAGCCATGTAATTGCCGATGTACCACCTGCCGCAAAAACGGGTGAAGATGTGCAAAGGATGCACCCCAGGCACGTTGATGGCAAAACTGTTTTTGCGACTGATGAAACGGTGGAGCTTTGGCAAAGAGCGGTACAACTCAAAAGCGATCTGAAAACGACTGAAACAGAGCTGGAAGAGCTTAAGGAGCGGTTTAAGATGATACTTGGTAATGCAGAGAGGTTGGAGTATGCCGGCGAGGTGCTTGCTACCTGGAAGGCGTCAAAGCCTGTTTCCAGGTTTGACGCAAAGAGTTTTCAAATGGAATACCCTGACCTTTACAAAAGCTATTTAAAAGAAGGGGTGCCTGTTAGGTCGCTACTTTTAAAAGGATAAGAGTTGTTTTTTTGAGTGTGTGATTGCCCCGGCCATAGTGCCGGGGTTTTTTATCAATTTTAAATCGCTAAAATCATGAGCTACGAACAAAAACCCAATTCGGGCACGCTGTTTGCCAACGACAAAAAGGAAAAGGAATCAGATCCAAACGCAAAAGGTACGGCGCTAATTGATGGGGTAGAGTACTGGATTTCGAGCTGGACAAACACGTCAAAGGACGGCAAAAAGTATATGAAGCTGTCTTTTTCGGTAAAAACTCCAAAGCCTGTTGAGGATGTGCCAAAAGCGGTGGAGCCTGCAAAGGTGGAGACAGTGAAGGATGATGATGAATTGCCGTTTTAAACTCAATGTGATATGACAAAGCAATATTTTTACGTGGACTTCAAAAAAAGGTCTATCAAAACATGCAGGGTATGCCCTGATTACAATCCTCACGAACAGTATTCGGTTGTTTACAGCAAAAGTGGAAAAATTTATGTAGCTGGATATTACGGAGACAGAAGGACATTTTATGAGACAAAGGATGAAGCTATTAAAGCGCTTATGAGTTTTTGTAAATCTAAAATTGACAAATACGAAAACAAAGTCAAAAAATGGCAGGGTTTTTTAAACGACGTTGACGAAGATTATACATACCATGAATTTACAAAACTTGTATTATGACCCAAATATCTTACTACCTCCCCGCAAAAACCAAAGAAGGCAAAGCCGTACCAGGGGTAACTCCAAAAGAGGCAATAGGCTTTGAAACCTACTTAGAGGGCATCCGGGATGGACGATGGGAAAAAGAGGTCCTGGAGTACCGGGCGGGGAGGATAGAGAAAAGTAAATTGCCCGGCGTAACTCCGTCGGGCACTTTTACATATCGGGCGGCAGGGTCTTTGCAGGCACATAGCGGGATTATTGCATTGGATTTTGACGAAAAGGACAATCCGTATTTCCCGGCAGATGAAATCGCGACAGATCCGTTTGTTTATGCTTTTCACCGATCAGCAGGCGGCAAAGGATATGCGGTTTATATTCGCATTGACCCGGCAAAGCACGCTGAAAGCTATTTGAGCTTAGAAAAACATTTTGCCGACAATTACCGCGTTATGGCAGATCCATCCGGCAAAGATGTTGGGCGGTTTAGATTTGTCTCCCTCGATGATGAATTGTACCACAATTCGCATGCCAGGGTTTGGAAAAAGTATCTCCCAAAAAAGACGGCGCAAATACCGGCGCAATATGTGCATACAGGTAGCGATGTTGAACACGTAATGAATCAGCTTCGCTTAAAGGGTGCAAATATTTGCGATAGCTATCACGACTGGTTGCGAGTGGGCATGGGATTTGCCTCAACGTACGGCGAAGGGGGGAGGGCGTATTTTCATCAGGTCAGTTCTTTGTCGCACAAATACGACCCCGGAGATTGCGATAAGAAGTTTGATAACATGCTCAAAAGTGCATCCGGTAAAACTTCAGTTGCTACTTTCTTTTACCTGGCAAAGCAGGCAGGTTGCCAAATTAAGACCGAACGCACGGCACACATTGAGCGGGTTGCAACCATGAGACGTCTCCAGGTAGGCAAAAACGGAGGGTATCAGACGGCAGACGATGCAAAGACGGCAGCGGTACGGATACTTACTGAAGTTGACGGCATGACGGGGGACGATATTGAGGAAATTGTAGAACAGGTAATGGCACTGCCTGAAGGCGAACTCAAAAGAGAGGTTCAGGACGGGGTAGCGGATTTAAAAGAGTTTTTGAGAGGGTACGATTTAAAGTATAACGAAATCACCGGGGCGATTGAAGTTGACGGGCAACACCTTAACGATAGGATAGGCAATAGCATCTATGTAAAGGCTTTGGAGACACTTGCAGGGTCAAAGACAAAAGTATCTAAGGAGCTGCTGTTTGCCGTCCTGGAATCGGATTTTGTGCCTTCATACCATCCTATAAGACAGCATTTTGTTGACCATTCGCATATCCATCCGACGGGGCTAATTGAAGCGCTAATAGACTGCATGAGAATACGCGATTTGCCGTATATCATGGAGGAAGGGCGTGTTTGGAGCGGGAAGGCGTTTGCGCAACTCTATCTCCGCAAATGGCTAATTTCATGTGTTGCATCCTGGCACGGGACCTATTCGGTAATGATGGTGGTACTTACGGGTGCCCAGGCAGCGGGCAAAACGAACTTTTTTAGGAAGCTGTTGCCTGAGGCTTTGCGGCGTTTTTACGCGGATAACAAGCTCGACAAAGGCAATGCGGATGACTTGATACTAATGGCATCCAAAGCCATTATTTGCGATGATGAATTTTCAGGAAAATCAAAGCAGGATTACAAGCTACTCAAAGAGATGATCTCAAAACAGACCATCACTGCCAGGCGTCCTTATGCCCGGTTTTCTGAGGACCTGGAGCGTATTGCCGTGCTTTGCGGATGCTCGAATGAAGAGGAAGTTATAAATGATCCGACCGGCAACAGGCGAATTATACCGATTCCGCTAATTGATATTGACTGGGAAAAATACAACGCGATTGACAAAACAGCGCTTTGGATGGAAATTTACCATGAATGGCGAAAAGCCGGCGACGGGTGGATGCTGACAAAAGATGAGGTCAGGACGCTAAATATACTCACCACAAATGCAGCTCAGGTGGCGGCTGAAGAGGAAAGTATTTGGATGTTCTTTGACCATCCGGATAACGGCGGGCGGGTTGAATATCTGACCAATACCGAAATTAAGAACATCATTGAGACGGGCACCCGTTTACATGTTTCCAGCACGAAGTTAGGGCTGTTTTTACAAAAGAACGGATTTGCCAAAAAGACCATCAGAAACGGCAAAAATATAAAGCATGTTTATGGGGTAGTGAAAAAGCAGGCAATAGGGTATAGGGGTAGTCAAGATGATGAGCCAATACCATTTTAGCCAAAAAACGGCAAAATGTAGCCAGGTTGAGCGATTTTCGCGCAAACCTGTATACACGTTTAACACCTGCAAAATCAGTAAGTTATGCAAAAATGTAGCCAGGTTCCAGGTGTAGCCAGGTTTTTAAAGACTTTAGCGGAAGTGTTTTTTTATTACTCCCCTCTATTATAATATTCCTAACTCTTATAAAATAGAAATAACCTGTAACATGGCTACAAAT